AGAGTCGTACTCGCTGTTCTACAGCCACCAGATTTAAAAAAGCACGATCCCTCTTTGCCCGCCCTGTGCGGGCTTTTTTATGCGGATGACACGCTCAGGCAGCTGGGCTAAGTCGGTAGTGGCGTCGATCAAAGCCGTGCGCTCCCTGATCGGCTACGCGGTGAGAGTCTGGGGTATGTGGCCCAGCGATCCAGGCCACCAAGCCGGGTAAGCACCGGCCCTCCGCACCCATTCCAAGCCTCGGTATCTGCCGGGGCTTTTTCGTATCTGGAGTTAGCAAATGTCCGAAACCAACGAAGCCATCGCGTCATTGCGCTCTAGTGTTGATGTGGTACACGCCATGCTGGCCCGACTTCAAGCCCAGGCGGCCGACCTAGCCTCTCGGGTAGAGTCACTCACCGCGCTGATCCAATCGGAAGTTGCCGCTAGGGTCGCGGCCGATTCTGCGCTTGGCGGTAAGGTTGATGCCCTGCAAGCGCAAATCGACAACTTGCAGAGCAAAGTCTACAGCGGAAGCTGACTCAGTCTCGATGTTGGTTTTTAGCGTGCTGAATCGCCGCGTCACGGACTTGAGCGACTGTCATGTTTTCGTACTGAATTGGCGGTATTGGCAAGGTCACATTGATGTTCAAAGTGTCGTTGACCTTGACTGATACCCGCATACAGGCCTGATCAAAGCCAATTGATTGGATTTCCGGTTTCATGCTGTGTGACTCCATGGTGTGAGAACCCTGAAACATAGCACGAAGCCACTACCCGCCCTGTGCGGGTTTTTTATTCATAGCTCCCCGCAACGGGAGGAATCGAGATGGCCCATATGCCAGAGAAAGACCCATCCTTCTGGGTGCTTGTACTGACAGCCCTGAGAGAGAACGGCCTGGCGATGGGCCTGACATTCGCCCTGACCTGGTTGCGTATTCAGTACGACGGCAAGGAAACCCGCCCAGTCCGCCAACTAATCGAGGCAACGCTTGGCGCGCTGATCGTGATGGTGGTCGGACTGACTGTGAAGGAATTCGGCCTCAGCATCGCCTGGTCGTTCGCCACCGCTGGCTTTGTCGGCGTGCTTGGCGTTGAGCAGGCTCGCCAGCTTGGCAAACGCTGGGCTGAACGAAAGGTCGATGGGCCCTAACCCGCGCCACAAATTGGAGATGCGCCGTTTCGTGGCGCGACAACCTGAGGGTCATCCATGCACAACCAGCACAAGAAGATCACCGGCTACCGCGACCTCACCCAGAGCGAGATCGACGGTATGAACTCGATCAAGGCCCTGGAGGCCGACGCCGGTGAGCTGTTCAAGCAGATCGGCCAGATCGAAGGTGTTGACCCGCGACTGCTGGCCTTGGCCAAGACCAACCTGCAGCAGGGCTTCATGTGGTTTGTGCGCTCGATCGCCAAGCCGGCCGATCCTTTCGCCTGAGTGCAGCCATGACCACCATTGCCTACAAGGACGGCGTAATCGCCTACGACTCCCGCCAGACCCGCAGCGGCTCCATCGTTTCCGATGACTGCCAAAAGCTCACCGTCGTGGATGGCGTCAGCTTCTTCCTGTCCGGTGCCGTGTGCGACGAGAAGGCCCTGATTGCGGCCTACTTCGGCACGCCATCGCCGGTACCTGTCGAGTGCTCGGGATACGTGGTGGATGGCGGCAGGCTGCAGATGGTGGGCCATGACGACAAGACTGGCGTATGGCGGCAGGACCTCGATCCGGCCAACCCTGACGCGATCGGCAGCGGCTCGGCCTATGCCCTGGCAGCAATGGACATGGGCGCAAGTGCCGAAGAGGCGGTTCGTGCCGCGATGAAGCGGGATATCTACACCGGCGGCAAGGTTCGGACTATGAGGATTGACCAGCATGGAAAGGCCAGTTCCTCCGGCTGACCTCCTTGAGCTGACCGAGCTGTCGATGTTCGGCACCAGGCTTCAGCCAGCGCGCGATGTGGGCGAATGGGTGCAGGCTGTGATCCTCAGCGAGGGTGGCGAGCTGCATAACCCTGACCATGCACACCTGATCGACGCGCCGCTGCGCTTCCTGTGGGCATCAGCCTGCTTCGAGAAGCAAGGTCGAACCGTGGTAGGCCAGGCCGAGGCGGTGATGTTTCGAGCGGGCGGCTGGCAGAAGGCTCGGCAAGAGCAGCAGATGATCGACTGGTTCGGCGAGGTTCCGGGCTTCGTCATCACCCTGGCTGCCGATTACTGCTCCCAGTGCTCCGACACTGAGCTCTGCGCGCTCATAGAGCACGAGCTGTACCACATAGCCCAGAAGCTCGATCAGTACGGGGCGCCCAAGTTCACCCAGGATGGGCTGCCCAGCCTGACGCTGCGTGGCCACGATGTGGAGGAGTTCGTCGGTGTGGTTCGCCGCTACGGTGCAAGCCACGACGTACAGCAGCTTATCGACGCTGCAAGCCGGCCGCCTGAGGTGGCCAAGATCAACATTTCGAGGGCCTGCGGAACCTGTCTGCTCAAGTCGGCCTGACTTTGACAGTACTTTGACGGATGTCCACCTATGGCCGCACTCAGAGACGAGGTGAAAGCCTTTGTGGTTCAGGCGTTGGCCTGCTTCGACACGCCATCCCAGGTGGTGGTGGCTGTCAAAGAGAATTTCGGCCTTGAAGTGTCCCGCCAGCAATGCGAGGCATACGATCCGACCAAGTACGTGGGCCGAAACCTTCACTTGAAGTGGCGGACGCTGTTTGAAGACACTCGAGCTCGCTTCCGTGAAGAGACAGCGGACATCCCAATCGCCAACAGGGCGTTCCGCCTCCGTGCGTTGGGCAGGATGGCCGAGAAGGCCGAGAACATGAAGAACATGGCCCTGACTGCCCAGCTACTGGAGCAGGCGGCCAAGGAATGCGGTGACATGTACGTCAACCGCAAGCTCGAACCCGACAAGCCCCTGGGCTCCCAGGCGGACCAGCAGCACGCTGTTGCTGAGTACAAGCTGGAGCCTGACGAGAATGTACCCGCTACCCCGTACCTATGAGGCACCGGTCAAGCTTACGCCGAAGCAGGCGAATATCTACGTTTGGGGCTTCCAGCGTAATGCGCGCTTCCGGGATGCGGTCTGTGGTCGACGGTTCGGCAAGACTTTCCTCGGCAAGGCAGAGATGCGCCGTGCGGCCCGGCTGGCTGCTGAGTGGGGTGTGAGCGTCGAGGATGAGATCTGGTATGCGGCCCCGACGCAGAAGCAGGCCCGCCGGGTGTTCTGGCGCCGACTGAAGCAGGCCATCCCCCGAGAGTGGAGGGAGTGCAAGCCGAACGAGTCGGACATGCTAATCACGCTGAAGAGCGGTCACCTCATCCGCTGCGTCGGGCTGGAGAACTACGACGACCTGCGCGGCTCCGGTCTGTTCTTCGTCCTGGTGGACGAATGGGCGGACTGCAAATGGGCTGCATGGGAAGAAGTCCTGCGCCCGATGCTGTCCACCTGCGAGTACGTCGTACCTGGTGTCGGCAAGTGCAAGGGCGGTCATGCGCTGCGGATCGGCACCCCGAAGGGCTTCAACCACTGCTACGACACATACCGCGACGGGCAGCCAGGCGGTGAGCCTGACCACAAGAGCTGGCAGTACACCTCGCTGCAGGGCGGCAACGTCCCTGCCGATGAGCTGGACGCTGCCCGCCGCAAGATGGACCCGCGCACGTTCCGCCAGGAATACGAGGCCGGATTCGAGAACTACGCCGGGGTGGTGTACTACACCTTCGACCGGGCCGAGTGCCGCACCAGCGAGCGCATCAAGCCAGGCGAGGCTGTGCACATCGGCATGGACTTCAACGTCATGAAGATGGCCGCGGTCGTGTACGTGGTCCGGGACGGTCTGCCGTTGGCGCTGGACGAGTTCCACTCAGTGCGGGATACGCCCGAGATGATCGAGAAGATCAAGGTGCGTTTCTCGGGGCACAGCGTATCTGTGTACCCAGACGCCAGCGGACAGAACACCAGCAGCAAGAACGCCAGTGAGTCGGACCTGTCACTGCTCAAGAAGGCCGGCTTCACCGTGGTGGTCGATTCACAGAACCCCGGTGTGAAGGACCGGATCAACGCGGTAAACGCCATGTTCCTCAATACCTATGGGGAGCGGCGCCTGAAGGTCAACATCGACCAATGCCCGCAGCTCACCCAGTGCCTGGAACGGCAGACGTACACCGACAAGGGCGAGCCGGACAAGGACCCCAAGAAGGGGCACGACCACATGAACGACGCTGCGGGCTACTTCATCGCCAAGCGGTTCCCGATCAAGACTCAGTCCGCCGGCACCCGCCGCATCGGAGGTTTGGCGTAATGCCTGTTCAATCCACCAACCCAGACTACGACGCCCACATCGAAGAGTGGCGGATGATGGACGACGCCCTGGAGGGTGAGGGCGCTATTAAGCGCAGTCCACGCAACCTGCCGAAGCCGAGCGGCATGACCGAGGCCGAGAAGCTGGACGGCGCCGGCAATGCCTACCTGTACCAGAACTACACCGCCCGGGCCCAGTACGAACACTGGGTGCGGGATTCGCTGCGCTCGATGATGGGCCTGGTCTCCCGGCTGATACCCGAGGTGAAGCTACCCTCGGGGCTGAAGGGACTGGAGGACAACGCCACGGCTGATGGCTTTGGGCTGACCCAGCTGTTCCTGCGGATCGTGCGCCAGGCTATTTCCCATGGCCGGGTGCCGCTGGTGGTCAACATCGATGATGCGGGCCAGCCGTACTTCGCGACCTACGCTGTCCGCAACGCCATCAATTGGGACACTGCCGACCAAGGCGGCCGTCAGGACCTGGTGCTGTCGGTGTTCCGCGAGTTCAGGCGTAAGGAGCAGGACCGCTACAGCCACGAATGCGAGACGGTCTACCGCGAGTTCTACATGGACGGCGCAGTCTGCCGTACGGGTGTGCGTAACGAGGCCGGCGAGCTGATCGAAGACGACCGCCCGCTGGGCACTGTCGACGGCAATGCCAATCTGGTGCGAGGTCTGGGCTACATCCCGGTCATCTACTGCGGCTCCACCGACAATTCGCCCGACGTGGACGAGATCCCGCTGCTGACCATGGCCCGGGCTGCGCTGAAGTCGTACCAGCTGAGTGCTGACTACTTCACCGCGCTGCACCAGACCAGTCACCCGCAGCCGTGGGTATCTGGTCTGGACGAGAGCGTGGAACTCAGCGTCACCGGCCCATCGGCGGCCTGGGACCTTGGCCCAAGCGGATCGTGCGGCTACCTCGAGTTCCAGGGTGCCGGCATCCAGGCCGTCCGCACCGCGATGGAAGACCAGAAGAACGCGGCCCTTGAGGCTGGCGCCAAGGTCATGGACGTTTCGGGCACCGAGTCGGGCGAGGCGCGCAAGACCCGGCAGAATGACCAGCACGCGACGCTCCACAGCATCGTCATCACCGCGGCAGCCGCGATTGAGCAGGCCCTGCGGTACGCCGCAGAGTGGACAGGCTTTAATCCTGACGAAGTGGTCTTCACGGTCAAGCCGGAGTTCGTGATCCCAGAGGTGAACGCCCAGGTGCTGGCCGAGCTGCAGAAGAGCGTCATGGCCGGCACCATCAGCGCCGAGACTTACTGGCAGTACCTCACAACCGGGAAGCTTCCCGAGCGCCCCTACGACGAAGAGGCCGACTTGATCGGCGACGAGCACGGCGCGGGCGGCGTCAACCTGGACAAAGACGATGGCGACGAAACCGACGCAAACGGCGGACGAGATGCTGCTGGAGCAGGTCAGTCGGCACGCGGTGCTGCTGGAGCGGCTTAAAGCGGGTGAGGTCAAGAAGTTCGAGACGGTGCTGCGCCAGATGGATACCCAAGTGCGCGAACAGCTGACCCGAAAGGAGCTCACGACCTACAGCCGAACCCGGCTTGAGGAGTTCCTGGGTCGAGTTGGCGGCAAGCTGCTGGGCATCTACCAAGCGTTTGGCGATCGCATGCAGGCAGACTTGGTGGACATCGCGCTGTACCTGGCCGCTTTCGAAAGCCGGAGCCTGTCCAAGGCACTGCTCATCAATGCCATCATGCCGACCGACTCGCTGATCCGGGCCGCGATCAATACGCAGCCCCTTCAGGTGGCAGGAATCGACGGCGGTACGCTGCTGAAGCCGTTCCTGAGCGGCTGGACGCGCACTGAGTCTACCCGGGTGACCAATGCCATCCGCCTTGGCGTGGTGCAAGGTCAGACCAACGCAGAGATCACCCAGGCCATTCGGGGTACTGCCGCGCAGAACTTCACCGATGGCGTGCTGGCGGTCAGTAACCGCAACGCCAGGTCGGTTGTGCACACCGCCGTGCAGCACGTGTCCGCGACGGCACGCATGGAGACGCTCGCCGCTAACGCCGAACTCGTTCCGGGCTACCGCATCGTGGCCACCCTCGACCGGAAGACCAGCCAGCAGTGCAAGAGCCTGGACGGGCGTGAGTTCGAGATAGGGAAGGGGCCGGTGCCGCCGTTCCACATCAACTGCCGCACGACCATCACGCCCATCACCAAGCTGTCAGCAGCGTTCGCGAAGGGCGCCACGCGCGCGTCTGTGGGCGCATCTGGCGGCGCGCAGGTGTCAGCCAGCCTCAATTACTACCAGTGGCTTCAAACGCAGCCAGCGGCGTTTCAGGATGTCGCGCTGGGACCGGTGCGCGCTAAGCTGTTCCGAGACGGCGGTCTCACGGCTGAGCGCTTCGCCTCGCTGCAGCTGGACAAGAACTTCAAGCCACTGACGCTCGATCAGCTCAAGGAGCTGGAGCCGTTGGCGTTCGAGAGGGCCGGTCTTAACTGACCCGCGCCACAAAACACCTAGCCACGATTTCGTGGTGCGAACTACGGCCTCGCATTGCGGGGCCTTCTTCTGCCCGCCAGGCGGGCCTACTCAGTCCCCAGGGGATAGTCACATGCCTTTTGACTTCGACCCGGCCGCCCACGGCCTCACCCTCGACGAAACCCAAACTGCCGCGCTGAAGGCAGCGCTGGGCGGCGAGGTGCAGAAATTCCTGGACGGCGAGGTCTCGGGCCTCAAGTCCAAAAACACCGAGCTGATCGGCTCCAACAAGACCATCAAGGCTGAACTGGACAAGTTGAAAGGCCAGTTCGACGGCCTGGATATCGAAGCGGTCAAGGGCCTGCTGGCAAAGGCCGGCCAGGACGAAGAGACCAAGCTGATCGCCGAGGGCAAGCTGGACGAAGTGATCAGCCGCCGCACTGAGCGCCTGCGCACCGACCTGGACAAACAGGTCAAGGCCGCCAACGAGCGTGCGGACAAGGCTGAAGCCTTCGCCGCCAAGTACAGCGACAAGGTACTGGCTGACTCCATCCGCGCTGCCGCCATCAAGGCCGGCGCGCTGCCTGAGGCTACCGAGGACATCATCCTCCGCGCCCGCGGCACCTTCAAACTGAGCGAAGACGGCGAGCCCGTTGCCACCGACCGTGCTGGCGAAGTCGTGTACGGGAAGGACGGCAAGACCCCGCTGTCTCCCCTCGAATGGGCGGAATCGCTCCGCGAAACCGCTTCCCACCTGTGGCCAAGGGCCCAGGGTGCCGGGCAGACCGGCGACAACGGTGGCAAGGCCACGAAGAAGTGGGGTGAGTACACCGAGACCGAGCGCGCAGCGATGGCTCGTGACAACCCCGAAGCATTCAAAAAACTCCAAGCCACCCGAGGAACCTAACTCATGCCAACCACCCAACTGTCGGACATCTTCGTTTCCGACTACTACGGCACCCTAGAGCCGGTGAACTCTCCAGAGAAGACCGCCGTCTTCGAGTCGGGCATCATCACCCGCTCGGCTACCCTGGACGATATCGCAAAGAATGGCCAAGGTACTTCCGAGATCAGCTACTGGCAGGATCTCGACGCCGACGAGGCGCCAAACATCTCCAACGATGATCCTGACGACCAAGGCGCTGTCGGCAAAGCTGAGCAGGGCAGCATGCGTGCCCGAACCCTGTACCTCAACAAAGGTTACGGTGTCTCCGACCTGGCAGCCGAACTGGCCAATTCCGAGCCTATGCAGCACATCCGCAACCGCTTCGGCACCTACTGGACCCGCCAGTGGCAGCGCTACCTGATGGGCGCCGGCCGCGGCATCATCGCGGCCAACATCGCCCAGAACGGCGGCGACATGGTTAAGGACTCGGGCGCTTCGATCAGCGCAAACGCCTTCCAGGACGCCGCTTTCACCGCCGGCGACGCCGCCGACATGTTCGCCGCCATCGGTGTGCACTCAGTCGTCATGAACCAAATGGTGAAGCAGGACATGATCGAGTACCTGCGTGACTCGCAGGGCAAGATCATCCTGGCGACCTATCTGGGCAAGCCGGTGTTCATGGACGACGCCCTGACGTACGCGCCTGGCCAGTACCTGTCGTTGTTCTTCGGCCAGGGCGCTTTCGGCTACGGCGAAGGTGATCCGACCAAGCCGGTCGAACTGGAGCGCAAGCCTGGTGGCGGCAACGGCGGCGGCGCGGAGGTGCTGTGGGAGCGCAAGACCTTCATCCTGCAGCCGGCTGGCTTCAGCTGGCAGGGCAGCGAGAACCGCAACCTCAGCCCGACCGCCGCCCAGTACGCTGCAGCAGCAAACTGGAAGCGCGTATTCGACCGCAAGCAGGTTCCGTTCGCCGCGGTCATCAGCGGCACCGCCACCCCTTGACCCATGATGCGGGGCGCCGACCTGGCGCCCTGCGCAGGAGATCAGCATGAAAGTCATCTACACCAACACCCCGGGCACCGAGCGCGGCACCTGTTATCGCCGCCTGGATCAGTTCTTTGGCGTCATCGACGGCGCTACCTCGGTATCCGTGCAGGGCGATGCTCCGCACATCGGCGAGGCGTACCAGCGCCAGGGCATCAGCGTCAGCGAGATTGATGAAGGGCTGCGCCTGGACGGCCCGACCATCGCCCAATGGGTGGCGGAGGGTTATAAGGCCTCGGCCTACCCGCCGAACGGCTATGCCCCGGTCAGCAGCCAAGTGGAAATCGACAAGGCGATCGAGGAAGAGGACGGTGGCGACGATGAAACCGACCCGTACAAAATGAAGGTCCCGCAGCTGAAGGCCTGGCTGACGGCCCAAGGCATCACCTTCGAGGCCGGCCTCAACAAGCCCGACCTGCAGGCCCTCATCCCTTCGAAGGAATAAGCCATGACCGACTTCATCACCGTCGCTGATGTTGATCAGAAGCTCGGTCCGGACTGGGCGGGCACCGGTGATGCAGTCCTCGCCGTGGCCATGGCCAACGCCTGGCTGACAGCCAAGATCAAGCGGACGGTGCCAGATCCGGTGCCGGATGCCATCGTGACTGCCGGCGCGCAAGTGGCCAAGCTGGCTGCGGCCGGCAAGCTCTACAAGGACACCCAGCGCGAGGTGCAGAGCAAGACGGTGTCGGCCCAGGCTGGCACTTCGACCAGCAAGACCTACGTCGCGGGATCTGTCGATCGCTCTGCTGGCGAGAACTTCGCCCTTGACCTTATCGCCCCGTGGATCAGGCGCACTGGCACCGTGATGCTCAAGAGGATCTGACCCATGGGCATGCGCGAAGAACTACAGGCCGAGCTGGCGGAAGCGTTCGACGATCCAGATGGCCTGGCCGATGCGGTGAAGCCCGTTGCTGGGAGCCGTATCGTAAAGGGCGGATATGACCCCGAGATCGGCGGCACGGTGCCGGCGTCAACCATCTACTACGCCGGCCGCGGCGTGTTTGGCAGCTATCTGGCCAAGGAGATCGACGGGACCCGCATCCAAACCGAGGATGTGAAGCTGCTGGTGCTCCAGAACGAGATTTTCGAGGGGCAGGCCGGTGCCGCTACCGATGTTCCAGCTGCCCCCAAGATTGGTGACCAGGTGAGCGGGTACCGCGTGCTCAACGTTTCCGAGGACCCGGCTCAGGCTACCTGGACCATTCAGCTGAGGAAGTGACATGGCGCGCGGCTCACACATGGCCCAGCGATACGGCGGGCAGCAGGGCGGGTTCGCTGAGGCCATACGGGCCTTCGCAGAACAGGCGGAGCAAGCCCTGGACGCGACCTTCCGCGAAATCGTGATCGAGATCGGCAGCAGCGTCATCCGCATGTCACCGGTAGGCAACCCGGAACTATGGGCGGCCAACGTGGCTCACCGGGCCAAGGCCAACAAGGCCGCCTATGACTACGACTTCAAGGTCGCGGTACGCAACACCTTGATCAACCTGAACCAGGACAACTTCACCAAGGCCGGCAAGCTGCGCAAGGGCGTGAAGTACGCCAGGCCCCTCACCAAGACGGAGCGCGAGCAGAATTTCGCCACCAATGGCCTGGTAGCGGGCCAGGGCTACGTCGGCGGACGGTTCCGCGGCAACTGGCAGTTCTCCATCGATTCACCGGCTACCGAAGAACTCGACCGCATTGATCCATCTGGCAGCCAGGCGATTGCCGACCTGATTGCCCAGGTGCAGGCGCTAACCATCGGGCAAACCGCCTACATCGTGAACAACTTGCCCTATGCCGTTCCTTTGGAATATGGCCACTCAACTCAGGCACCGCATGGCATGGTCCGGGTGACCCTGGCCAAATTCCAAGCGATCGTCGATCAAGCCATCAGGAACAACCAGATATGAGCCAGGCACTCGCCCGACAGGCCATCGAGATCAAGCTGATGGCCTGGGCCACGGCGCGCCCGATTCGGGTCGCGAACTTCGAGCAGGGTTTCGAGGCTGGGCCCGATGAAACCTACCTGCAGGCTTTCCAACTGCCGGCGGGCACCACCTGCCGCTATCTGGGCGGCGATGCCTACGAGTACGCCGGCATCTACCAGGTCAGTATCGTTTGCCCGGCGGGCCAGCCTCTCGCTACAGCCGAAGCCCTGGTCGGCGAGCTTTCGGGCCTCTTCCGGGTGGATTCGGAACTCAGCCGCAATGGCTTCGAGGGCCTAGTCACCGAGCCAGTTGATCAGGGCCCAGCCATCCCCGAGTCGGCCACCTACACGGTACCGGCCAGCTTCGCCTACCGCGGCGTCGCGGACCAGTAACACCGGTCATCTTTCAGGCTACAGCTAGGGGGCACCCGAAAGCGCCTTCCCTGGGGTGTTGCTGTGGCCGATTCATTCCCAGGGCTATCGCAGGGGATACACCATGGACAAACTGATTATCGGCGACACCGAGCTAAACGTGATCGATCACGGCGGTCAGCCTTGCCTGACGCTGGTCGAGGTCGCAACCGCGCTCTACGGGAAAGGGGGTGACGGAAATGCGACCCCCTTTGAAACCCGCGTGCGAGACCTTTACCGGCGCCATGCGGACGAGTTCACCCCGACCATGACGGCCCTGGTCAAGATGAAAACCCGGGGCGGCGAGCAGGAGGTGCGGGTATTCAGTCTTCGTGGCGCCCATTTGCTTGGCATGTTTGCGCGCACGGAACGGGCCAAAGCTTTCCGGCGAAAAGTCCTCGATGTGCTGGATGAGCAAGCGCGCCAGGGACAGTCGCTTGGCGTCGAGTTCCAGCGCACGCTTCTCGAGTACAGCGGCAAGCAGGCGGTCGCCAGCTTGTGTGGGAAAGGCTTGCGCCAGTGGCAACGACAGAAGCCACCCCTTGAAGCAAAACTGAGCGATCTCGCTTCGCAGTTGCAGCCATCACTCCCACTTCATTGACAACCACCCTGACGAACGAAAGCCTGCCTTGTGCGGGCTTCGTCGTTTTTGGAGATCCGAAAATGCAGAGCGTCAACTACGTGCCAGGAATTTCCGGCATGCGCATCGACTTCCAGAGTGGCGCGATCGAGATCAATGGCGGCAGCGCTGCCGGCGGAGGCTTGCCCAGCGAGCCGCAAATGATCAATGTCACGGCCGGACAGTGGTCGGAATGCGATCTACCAAGCAATGCAATCGATTACTACAAGTTCATCGGCGAACAAGTGATGAGAATTCCCATCGAGCATCGCGATAGCGCTGAGTTTTCGACTGAAGACATATCGTTTGACCGCGACGGCTCCGATGTCCGCACCCGGCTCACCTACCAGCGACTGGAGACTGCTGAAGAGGCCAAGGCCAGGGCATCACTTCCAGCCGATTCGGTAGTGATAAGCGAGCGTGGCGACGCGACCATCACCTCCAGAGGGCGAGTCGTTGTTCGCCTGGGTTGCTGGAATGATGACGAGCAGCCCGCCGAGCAGCCATTTGCTGTCGAGGGTGATCAGGTGTTCATCAACCAGGCCCTGATTGATCCTGCGATGTGGAGCTTGAAGATGTCGTTGAACTCGCAGGGGCAGTACGTGGCCGCGGGTATCGGGTATGGCATCGATCCTACCCAGGGCGAAGCCAAGGATGGTCAGAGGAAAATTGACCGCGCCATCGAGAAGGGCGACGCCACTGAGATCCTAAGCCTGATCGCCGACCAGATCGCCCGGGCTGACCTCGGCCAGGACCTGCGCGACGCGATTGCCAAGATCGCTGACCCTACCGAAACCATCCGTCAGGTGATCCGCGACGAGTTCAAGCCAGGCGGCCTTTTGCATCGCCGCTGATCAAAACACCACCTAAACCCGCCGCGTGCGGGCTTTTTCGTTTCTACCCAAGAGGAAAACACCATGGCCGCACGCTTCCCGCTGCCAAACGGCGCCGTGCTGGAGATTGCACGCGTCATCGGCGCTGCCGTCCCATTCACCGCGCTGACCAATGCGAAGCCTCCGGTGGCGACTGCTGCCGGTCACACCATCCAAAACGGCGACGTTCTGCTGGTCAACTCCGGCTGGGCGCTGATCAACGACCGTGCCGTTAAGGCATCCGCTGTTGCTGCTGACGCGTTCTCCCTGGCCGGCCTGGACACCAGTGATGTAGAGCGTTACACCGCCGGGGCTGGGGTTGGCTCTGTGCTCCCGGTATCCGACTGGGTGCAGATCTCCAAGGTAGCGTCTTTCAACTCGGCCGGGGGCGAGCAGCAGTACGCTACTGTCGGGTACCTGGAAGACGACGATGACAAACAGTTCCCAACCAACCGCAACCCGACAACCCTGTCTATTGTGGTCGAGGACCAGCCCTCTGCGGCTTACGTTGAGGCCGTTGAAGGCTACGACTCTTCCAAAGAGCTCACGGTGATTCGTCTGAAGCTGCGCAACGGTGACCATATCCTGTATCCAGGCTACGTCAGCATCACTCCAGATCCCACAATGGAGCGGAACAACGTGATGACCCGCACCATCAGCGTTGGCCTGTCGGCTCGCTCGCTTCGTTACCTGGCCGGCGCGTAAGGAGCCATCATGGCGAAGATCAAGATCGCGCAGAACCCCACTTTCACCGCCGTGGTGCAGGTTCCGCGCATTGGCGCCGAACCGGTGCCGGTGAAATTCCAGTTCCGCTACATGGACCGCGTGGCCCTGTCCGCAATGTTCGATCGTTGGAATAAGGCTCGCGATACCTGGGCGGAAAAGGCCCAAAAGGAGGGGACGACTTGGGAGGAGGTCACTACCGGTGAAATCGCCCTGCAGGCTGAGCAGCTGGGCGATATCGTCACCGGGTGGGACCTAGAGGACAAGTTCAGCCAGAAAGCAATCCTCGAGTTGGTACGTACCTGCACGGGAGCGCCAAAGGCCGTCATCGACGCCTTCCAGGCGGCCTACAGCCCGGCCCGTCTGGGAAACTGAGGGCGGCCGCCCGGGCGTGCTATGAGCGCGGCCCCTCTGCCGAGCAACTGGCAGCTCTCGGCCTGACCTTGGCTGACATTGCAGAAGATGAAGTGGAGGTGTGGCCGGATGCCTGGTCTGCCTTCCGCCTATTCGACGCAATGGGCACGCAGTGGCGGGTTGGCCCTGGGGGCCCATCCGGCCTGGACTACACCGCCATTCCTGCAACCGCCTCAATGCTCGGCATCAAGCGCCGCGACCTCAACGACATTTTCCCCGATCTCCGCGTCATGGAGGTTGAGGCCTTGGCCGTCATGGCCGAATCGATGGAGTAGATCATGACCACCATTGCCTCTCTCGGTCTTCAGATCGACTCCGGTGATGCCGTCGAAGCCAAGGACAACCTCGATCAGCTGACGGACGCTGGCAAGCGTAGCGAGGAGTCGGCCGGGCGAACCGGTCGCGCCTGGGAGACTGCTCTGGGCAGCCTGCAGGGTGACACCCGGCAGATTGTGCAGGAGCTGCAGGCGCTTAACGCCAAGCAGACAGAGTTGGCGCAGCAGATGGCCACCGTGGGGCGCGCCGTTACCAGCGCTTCCACGGCATTCAGCAGCGCCGCGGCGAACATGGGCGCGTTCCGGACCGAGGCCGCGCAGGCGGGCAAGGTGCAGGAGGCGCTCACCACCGCCACTGATGCCGGTGCCCAGGCTGGCCGGCGCGCCGCCGAAACCGCCGACGAGCAGCAAGCCAGGATTCTGGCCGTGGCCAAGGCCTCGCTGGAGGCCAGTCAGTATGTGCAGTCGCTGAACCGGGCGACTGAACAGAGCGCCGAGGTAACCGCCCAAGCGAACGCCGTGCTGTCGGACAGTGCCAGTCGTCAAGCGTCCATCAACAGCCGGGCCCAGGCCCTCATCGCCACAGAAGAGCGCCAGGCGGAGGCGGCGAAGAAGGCCGCCGGCGCGCATCGGGAAGAAGGCCAGGCGCTTGAAGATCTGCTGGGCAAGATCGACCCGACCGTCGCGGCCATGAGCCGGCTGGACCAGATGGAGCAGAAACTGAAGGGCTTCCGCACCAGTGGCGCGCTCGATGCAGAGACCTTCGGTGAGTACCAGGCGAAGATCGACCAGGCCCGCACAGCCTTGGGCGGTGCAGATGCAGCACTGAACAAAACCGGGATGTCGGCAAAAGCCACCGCTGCTGCTCTGCGGGGCGTTCCGGCACAGTTCACCGACATCGTGGTATCCCTGCAGGGCGGACAGGCGCCGCTCACTGTACTGCTGCAGCAGGGCGGGCAGCTCAAGGATATGTTTGGCGGTGTGGGCCCGGCTATTCAGGCGCTCGGCGGCTATGTCATGGGCCTGGTGAACCCGTTCACCGTCGCGGCTGCAGCAGTGGGCGTGCTCGGGTACGCCTACTATTCGGGCAGCGAGGAGGCGGTCAGCTTCCAGAAGGAGCTGATCAAGACCGGTAATGCCGCCGGCACAACGGCGGATCAGATGTCCGGAATGGCGCGCCAGGTCGCGGCTACGGTAGGCACCACCGGCGCGGCAGCTGAGGTACTCACCCAGCTGGCCGGTAGCGGGAAGATCGCCTCCGATAGCTTCGTCGAAATCACCGAGGCCGCACTGGAGTGGCGCTCGGCGACTAGTACAGCGGTCGAGGAGACCGTGGCCGAGTTCGTGAAGATCGGAAAGGATCCAGTGGCTGCCGCCAAGGACCTCAACGAGCAGTACAACTTCCTGACCGCTGCGACCTACTCGCAGATCGTTGCCTTGAAGGAGCAAGGCGACACCATCGGGGCTGCCAAGCTGCTCACCGACTCCTATGTCGATACCATCAAGAACCGGAGCAAGGAGGTCACCGAGAACCTGTCCATCTGGGAGCGCGGCTGGAAAGCGCTGCGTGGTGAGGTGGCTGCAACCGTAGATTCAGTCAAGAACATTGGCCGGGACCAGGATATCGCGAGTCGCATCGTAGAGACGCAACAACGCGTGGCTGCTGCGCAGAGCGCGGTGAACGGCGATCCTGACGACACCGCAGCTAAGCAAAAGCTGACTGATGCCAACCTTGAACTCAAGGCCCTCATCCAGCAGCGAGACACACAGCAGGCGATTGCCAAGGCCCGGGAACTGGATAGCCAGCGGCAGCAGGCGGCTATCCTGGCCATCGGCAAGATCGACGCTCTGGAGAAGTCCGCAAGAACCAACGCCGAGAAGCGCGCGGATGCCCTCAAGGAGTACAACAAGTCTCTTGATGCGATCCGCAAGGTCAACCCGAATGATGAGCGGCTCAAGCCCGAGAACATCGCTCGGGTGCAGGCCGACATCGCCAAACAGTTCAAGGATTCAGCTGGACGAGCTGCGTCGGTCGACCTTTCCGGGTTCAACGACCAGAAGAACGCGCTGAGCGCCATCCTGGCCGAGTATAAAAACCACCAGAAGGAGCTGGATGCGGCGCAGAAGGCCGGCCTGATCTCCCAGGAGTCGTATGCCTCCCAGCGGGCCGCAATCATCGAGCAGCAGAAGGCCGAGGTCACGAACGCCTACGAGGCCGAGATCAAAGCTCTGGAGGAGGCAAAAGGCAAGAACACCACCAGCGCGCAGCAGCGTATCCAGCTGGACCAGAAGATCGCGGATGCCCGCGCCGCCATGGTCAAGGCGCAGAAGGACGCCGATACCGAGCTCTCGGTGCTGGCGACCAACGAGCAGGGCCGGCTGGCCAAGCAGGCCGCCGCTACCCAGGCCTATGTGGATCAGCTTGAACGCCAGCGCGCTGCGCTTTCGACTAGCGGTGACCGTTCTGCGGCTGCCATTGGTCTAGGAGATCGGCAGGCTGGCCTGCAGCGCGACCTGGACGGAGCAACTGATCGATTTAATGATGAGCGTGCCAAGCTTCTTGATCGCCGCCGCACCGCGCCGGACAAGTACAGCGAGGATGACTACCAGCGCGACCTGGCGATCCTGAGCAAAGCCGAGGAAGAGTACCGCGACACTGTCGTGGATAACTACGACAAAATCTCGGCTGCCCAAGGCGACTGGCGCAAAGGCGCCTCCTCTGCTTTCCAGAACTACCTGGACCAGGCGCGGGATGTTGCCGGGCAGACGAAATCTCTTTTCACGAACGCATTCACCTCAATGGAGGATGCAGTCGTGAACTTCGCCATGACTGGCAAGTTCTCGTTTACTGATTTTACCAAGTCGATTCTCGCAGACATGGTGCGGATCGAAACCCAGCGTGCGGCTTCGGGCCTATTGGGCAGCTTGGTGAGCTGGGGCGCGACGGCAGCCTCTGCCTGGTTCGGCGGTGGAACGACTTCCGCCGGTTCGACACAGGCAGGCTACGCCCCTGAGATCATGGACAACTTCGTCTCTGGTCAGCGCGCAGGTGGTGGACCGGTGGCAGCAAACTCGCTTTATCAGGTCAACGAGCTGGGGCCGGAACTGCTGAGTCAGGGAGGGAAGACCTATCTGATGATGGGCGATCAGGGCGGGACGATCACCCCGCTCGGCACTGGGCCTGCTTCAACCCTCGCTACCACGAGCACTTCGGGCACTTCGGGCACGATGATCAGCGTGTCGGCACCGGTCAACGTGGCGGTCGCGGATCGAAGTGACGAAGGTATGGAGCTCGATCAGACGCTGCTCCAGCAAAACATGCAGAAGCAGATGCAGCTCGCTGCCGAGAAGGCTGTTGCAGATTCGTGGCGGCCCGGCGGAGTGAGCTACCGAAACACTAAAGGAGGGCGCTGATGGCCATCGAGACGTTCAGCTGGCCGACGCATCGCGGCGAAACGCCAGACATCACCTACCGGGTCCGCGAGTCCAGGTTTGGCGGCGGGTACCGTCAGGTTGTGGGCGACGGCCCCAACAACAAAGAGGACAGCTACCCGATCACCGTAACCGGCACGAAGGCACAGGTCCGCAAGATCATGGAGTTCTTCGACCGGCACGGCGGCGCCAAGGCCTTTCTTTGGGCTACGCCGCTCGGTGATCTGGGGCTGTTTACCTGCGCCGACCCGAAGCCCACGCCCGTGGGTGGTGGTCGGTTCAAAGTCTCCGCAACCTTCGCGCGAGCCTTCCACCCGTAAGGACTCACCATGTCACTGATCAAAGACATCCAGACCCTGGGGCCTGGCAACGAGGTGTTGCTGTTTGAGCTGGATGGCTCCGACTTTGGCGCCGACATGCTGCGCTTCCACGGGCACGCGATACCGCACACACCCGAGGAGTTGGCGGCCGCCGGCGCGAGCGCCGACCAGCTACCGGCCAAGTCGATCTGGTGGCAGGGCAACGAGTATGGCGCCTGGCCGATGCAGATTGACGGCATCGAGGCGAACTCGGACGGCACCGCGGTGCGGCCCACGCTAACCGTTGGCAACGTCAACGGCAGGATCACGGCGCTGTGCCTTGCCTTCGACAACCTGCTCGAATTCAAGCTGACCATGCGCCATACGATGGCGCGCTATCTGGATGCTGCAAATTTCCCCGCAGGCAACCCGGAGGCTGATCCGACCGAGGAAGCCATCGAGGTCTGGTACATCGATCAGAAGGTGTCGGAGAACGGCAAGATGGTGGCCTGGGAGCTGGCCAGCCCCGGCGATGTCGGTGGGGAGACGATCGGCCGGCAGATGACCCAGCTCTGCCACTGGGCGATGACCGCCGGTTACCGCGGCCCGAACTGCGGCTACACCGGCCCTTATTTCGACCTTGACGGTAACCCCACGGATGATCCGGCCAAGGACCAGTGCAATGGTTGCCTCGACACCGGATGCACCGTCCGGTTTGGCCAGGGCAACCAACTGCCCTTTGGCGGCTTCCCGGCTGTTTCCCTCATCGCGCGGAGCTGACCATGCGCAAACACATCTTGGCCGCCGTGCAAGCGCACGCCGCGGCTGAATATCCGCGCGAGTGCTGCGGGCTGATCATCGCTGTTGGCCGCTCCCACAGGTATATGCCGTGTGAAAACGCCGCCGCCGACCCTGTTGAAGAGTTCCGGATTTCGCCGGAGCAGTACGGGGCCGCCGAAGACGAAGGCGAGGTGATCGGCGTCGTGCACTCCCACCCGGACGCAACTAGCAAGCCGTCGCCGCGCGACCTTGCCATGTGCGAAGCCACGGGCCTGCCTTGGTACATCCTGTCGTGGCCGGAGGGCGATCTCCGGAGCATCACCCCGACCGGACACACGCCGCTGCTGGGTCGTCCGTTCGTGCACGGTGCATGGGACTGCTGGCAGGTCTGCGCCGACTGGTATAAGCGGGAGTGGGGCCTGGATTTCCCGGCCTATACCCGTGAAGAGGGATGGTGGGAGAAAGCAGACGGCCCAAGTCTCTACGAGCAGGCCTATGACGCCGCCGGGTTCTACCAGGTCAGCCAGCCGCAGCGAGGCGACATGATCGTCATGGCCGTGGGGCGCACCGCGCATCCGAACCACGCCGGCATCTACCTGGGCGGCAATGCCCAGTTACCCGGCGAGCAGGCCCAGGTGTTCGGTCCGGGCCCATTCATGCTGCACCATCTGTTGGGCAGGCCATCAGAAATCGTTGTGTTCGGCGGGCCCTGGCTCGACCGGACGCGCCTTGTGTTGCGTCATCGGGACGCGAAGTGAAGCGGCTTGGCCGCAGGGGGAAGCATGAGCGATAACCTGAAGTTAGAAATTGAAGCTTTGCGCCGAGACCTATCTGCAATGGACGTAAATGCTGAGGCTCGGTTTCATCGCATCGAGCACCGAATCATGGCAGTAGAGAGTGACTTGGCTGCCCTCCAGGCTCAAGTAGAAAGCCTGAAGGGCTCACGGGAAGTTACGCGTTAGCTTCTTCCCACTTGGCTAGCGCATATTCCTTGATTTGCTTGAAGGTCATGCTATCGATATTGCTTGGCGCAGGCACGTGGCAAGTAGTCTGGGCGCCCAGTGGTCCGGCAAGATTCACCATCATTGTCCAGTTCGGATTGTCGAGATTGGCGCAACTGATAGTGACGATTTTCCATTTAGAGCTCATGGTGCTTCCTTGATGATTGTGCCCCAGTCCGTGGGCTTTCCGGCAACGGACGGGTGAGAATTTACTTCGGCAGCTTGCCTGCCATGTGCTGGAGGTACGGCACATCTGCAGCCTCAATAGCCCATCCTGAGCTTTTGGCATAATCGATGAATTCACCCACAAACTTGCTTACTCCGTAAGCTCTCAGTTCTGCTGCAACGGTGCTGCTGTCCGAGTTGAGGATGTAGTTCGCTCTCTGCAGCATCGCGCCTCGTACCCAGCGGTCAATCATCTCCTGCGGCGGGCGAAGTTCAGGTGCCAAATGGCTTGGTCCGGACAGTGACATTCAACGCTCCTTCTCATTGGTGGGGGCAAAAAGCTACTACTGTCTCCCCGGCTTCGCCACTGGATTTCCATCCACGCTGGATGGGCGGACAGGGGCGGAGGCTTGCTGGTAACAGTGTTCCTCTGCGTGTGGGTTCGTTATGCTGATGGCAGTTTGTCCTCATGGAGCGATCAGAATGGCTGGCTACGACATCATCGATGGAGTCCGAGTAACGGGTTTAACCCTCACACAAAATCAGGTGCTATATGGAACGCACCAGGGGAGTATCACCGTAAGTGGTTGTACGCTCGTGATCAGCGGAACGCTTCAAGGATCTCTGTCCGTCGAAAATGGTGGCGAGGTTCTCATTGAGGGAACGCAGCAGGGGTCGACAAATGTGTCCGGAAACAGTAGGGTGGAGGTATCCGGAAAGTGCCAGGGCTCCACGAATATTTGTGCTGGCTCAGAGGTAATCGTGCAGCCCTCTGGAAAACTGGGAGGCTCCATGAACAACAACGGTCAGCTAGTAATCCGGGGAGTGTTCGGCGGGGCCTACAACGGCAGCGGTCAGACGACTCTAGAAGATGCTGGATACATCAAGGAACCGAGAGTAGAGAACGGGGTGCACTACTACGATTGGTGAAAGGATGCCCAGCCCCGCGCTGGGCTTTTTGGGTCTGGCGCCTGGTTCGCCTGCCTGTGGTAGATTGTGGGGATCACACCACATGCAGAAAAGGACGCCCCGTGAAAGTAAAAGACCTCGTTGAGCAGCTGCAAAAGCTTGATCAGAACCTGAATGTTTACGTGACATGTGACGATCCGGAGGTCACAGGTCCGGACTACTTCGTGCGACCCTTTTTCATCCAGGATGTAGGGGTAGTCGAGGTCGAGCTAACTCGGGATGAAAACCGCCGCCCTGAGATCGCCGCAACCGCCGCTGGCGACGGCCAGAAGTGCGCGTTACTCGAAATCACCGGTCAGTTCTGACCGAGTGATCGTGATCGAAGCCCAGAATAGTCTGGGCTTTGGTCCTTCCTGCTGATGGTGGTAGATTGCCCTGCATGCAGACAGGGACGCTCTCGATGTGAATCCGCTAGACCTCCTCCAGTCGTATCTCTACAGCCCCGAAGACACCATAAGCCACGAACATGACCCGGCTACATATAGGCTCACTTTCGAGGATAAGAGGCAGATCGAGGAAGCCATACGGAAGCATGGTGCGGGCGCCCTGCAAAATGTCACTAAGGGTGGGGCGATGCTCTACCTTCGCTCCGCGATGCGATTCGCTGGCGAAGACGAAGCATATCTTCGATCTTTATTCGATCCAGAGACTGCTAGGTGGCGCGGTCTGGACGATGACGTCTCGAGACACCAGCCAATTGTGAACCTCCCGGTTCCTGAAAGCGGATGGCCGATCAAAGAAGAAAAAGTGGCACTTCCATACAGCCAGGCTCCAGAGGGAGTTGCCTTGTCGCTGCTGACTAAAGATGGATGGTCCGGAGCGCATACTGAGGGCAATACGCTCAGGTGCCTGTTTCGGGCCATCCTGCTCCCGTACTTAATCGAGAAAAACCCATACTATCGTGTTGACCCTGTCCACACGCCACTCTGTCATGCCATTCATTACTTGATTCCTATGACCGCAATCGGTTTGGATGGAATCCTTGCTGACAAGCGAGATGTACCGAGAAGGCCCATTGAAGAGATGCATAAGTTCATTGACTGGCGCCTCAATCAGCCAATCTATGGCGTGCAAGATGACTTCGTAAAGGTCAGCGATGCGCATGGGAAGGTATGGCCAAAAACGCCAGGCTCAGGTTTGGACGTACTCAAGTTCCTATCTGCTGTTCCATCTCGTTTTTGGCACGATCTTCTCGAAATATACGCCCGCTTCGACGGAACCTTGAGTCACGGCTGGCCTGACCTAGAGATTACGAACGGCCAAGAGGTGGAGATGGTCGAGGTTAAGGCTATGGATCGATTAACCGCCAGCCAAAAGCTGACGATGCCGATTTTGATGGCGTTGGGCATCAAGTGTCGAGTGATCCGACTAATGAACACCAGGAAGTGATCTGAAGGGTTGAGGCATGTACGAGTCAGCGGCTGCGTTAACGGCTGTGTGATGCTAAATTCCCGCCATCAACAAGGAGGGATCACATGCGAATTCTGATCGGTGCGGTGGGGCTGGCGTTGCTGGCGGGGTGCGTGTCACCGGCGGACCTTGAGGAGAAGGGCCCTGTCCTTGATTCGCTCACGCAGAAATCGGCACGTGACTATTCGAAGTGCCTGACCCCCAAGTGGCAGGATCTCAATGCCCGAGTCGCATCGACTGAAACTGAGAGTGGGTACCGCATTCGTTTGGATATCGATATGGTCGGCACGCCGGTAATGGCTCTTGTCGAGGAGGCCGCCGGAGGCGCCAAGGTGCGTGTGTACATCAGGAATAGCACCTGGTCCAACTGGGTAAGCGTTGCACGCAGCTGCATATGATCTAGTCCTGAAACATGAACCGCCTTCGGGCGG